TCGATACCTTTTAAGGTAAGCTCTTGATCGACAACCATTGCGTAACTTGTCATTAAGCTATGGTTAGGATCAGAATTATTCATAAACCAAGGGTTTTTATTAGCCCATTTTTCCATATCAGGGTCTAACTGTCTGGCTGGCTGCTGCGGAACCTGCGGCTGTGCCGGTAAACTCCGGGCTACATGAGCCTGAACCTGTTGGGCTGTGCCTCCAGCCTGCTGTTCTGCAAGCGTTGCCTGAGAAAGAAGCTCTTGTGATTTTGCCATTGCATCCGCATCACCTTCTTCGTAGGCTTTTTTATACGCTTCGGTTGCGCTTTGTTTTGCCCATAAAGCATTATTATAGGCAGTTTTATTAAGCGCCTCCCCTCCCTTTTCAACCATTGTCTGCAAGCGCTGGTTTTCATGCAACAATGATTTCAGTCTGGTCGCAGCCTCTTGGCTTATTCTTTTTGCCTCTTCCTTGGCCCGCCTTTCCTGATGATACTCATGTTTTATCTCTTTGATGCGATCAGCCGCTCTCTGGCTATAATCAGATATCTCCGCATCAATAGAGTCGTTATCAACCTTTTCTCCGGAGCCTTCTCTCTTTTGTCGGCCCCTGTCCTCTTCGGGAGTATCATCTACTACTTCAATCTGTATATCGTCAGCAGAATCAGAGTTAATTTCTGTGCTTACCCCAAAAAACTTATCCTCTTCAGACTGAGGCTCATTGATAACAGGCTCTTCATTAATAATCTGAGGATCGCTCATGCTCTTACTACCCCTGTAGGATCATCGACAACCGCTTCAACAGTATCGTCATTGATTAACCGGAACTCTTGTCCATACATTTTTATTCGGGTGCCTGAATAAGCGCGGAACAACACCCAGTCTCCCTTTTGGCACCAAGGGCCGGAAGGAAACCTTTTTTGATCCTTGTAGCATTCGGCTCCAAGCTTTAAAACATATCCGCATATATTGGATATCTCTTCCTCCATAACGGTAGATTCAGCTTTCAAAATCCCGCCTTTTGTCTTTTTTTCCGGAGAAGGCATTGCTACTAATATGTGCCATCCTTTCGGATCAGGAAGTTGACTTTTTATCTCTTCCTTAACAATTGGCTCTTCTATGCTTTCAGGCTCAGAATCTACCGGAACTTCCTGCTTTAAAGCGCTTTCTTTCATAAAAAAATTGAGTTCCTATTCCTCTTGGATATGTTTTTCAACCCAATCCAAAAGCTCTCTTTCTGCGAGGGCCAGCCCCTCTATAATTCCGGCCATCTTTTGATAATCGCTGTAATCCTTACATGCGCCTGTCGCAAGATGATCGGCATGCTGATTCATAATTTCTCTAAGCCTGCCCTTAAGAAACTCAGACAGAGATAATCTCTCCATCTTTTGTGCTTGCTCTTTGATATTACTAATCATTCTTATTGCTATCTTTAGCAATTTCTATGCCGATGTCAACTCCCTTTTGATAGTCTTCTCTGGCAGCCTTGTCTTTAATCTGCTCATTCTCTAGCAGATCGCTAGCAATTCGCTGTCCTATGTTCATTCCCGCTATTTCATTCTGTGTCTCTATTCTTGCTTTCTCCAGTTGAGCCTGAGTCATCGCTTTCTGGGCATCAAGCTGCAATTTGGCCTGATCGGCCTGAGATTTTCTCTGAACCTCGGCTTCCTTGACAGCAACCTCTCTTTCTTTCATTTGTATCAACGGGTCTTGCTGCTGCTGCTGAATTCTTTCCTGCTCTGCCTGAGCTTGCGCTGTTGCGGAAACTCTTCTTGCGGCTTCAGCAACAAGACTGGACAGACGTTTTTCAACATCAGGCGGCAACGGCTCTCCCTCCGGAGGTAGCTCTGCTCCCATCTCTCTTTCTATCTCTTTCCTGAACTGCATGGTCAAATGCTCATTAACATAAGCTGACGCAGCAGCAAGAATTGTCTGGGCTGTTGGTGCGGCCCCAACAAGCTGCATAACTTCCGGATTTTCCTGAGCAGCAACAATCGTCGCAATATGCGATTCGTGATCCTGAAAGGGAAACGCCTTGACCGGCGTACCGTTAATCAGGTTCTGTACCGCTGTAGCAGGATCAACCGGCTTGATATCATCCTCGCTGGGAACGATATTTTCTACGTTCCTGATGCCGAGAACCTCAAGCATCTGCCGGTGTAACTCGGGCAGGTTGTACATTTGAGGAGAGGCTTGTGCCAATTGCATTGCAGCTTGGTACTGCATGATTCTCTGCGCCATAGTCGCGGCGTTAGGATCAGACACCGGCAAGACGTCGACACGCTCATCAAAGTCTTCAGACTTTATAAACTCTTCCTCGTCCATTTCATAAGGATAGGCAGGGTTTGTGAAGTCTTTAATTATATTTACCAGTATATCAAATTCTTTTCTCATCGAAGCATGAAGCCTCGCTTGAACAGCGCTCATAACCTTTTGATTTCTTTCAAGTAATGCGAGCGTTGTTCCTACAGGGGCCTGATTATTCATATCAGATATCTTCATATCCGAGATGCTTGCAAAGCGCCTGCCTTCTTCAACTATATTCTGTAATAACTGGTAGAGGGTTGCCGAGGGTTCCTTGTAAGGAAGAAAAGTAATATTGTCCCTGATCGCGCCGCCCGGAACATCCACATCCCTGAATTCACCGGGCATTATCGGCGTGTCATCGCCTTTAATCCTCAGACCTCTGGCCTTCAGTCCTCCGGGTAAATTAGAAAGTGTACCTGAATCAACGAGTTGCCTGAGTATTGATGTAGCAGACTTTGCCAGACCGCCTACCATGTGAATCAGGCCAAACCCATAAAACCCTATTCCCGGCAAATACTGGTAATGCACAAAGTGCATTCGCCTCATTTTTGCCTCGTCATCCTCGTACCAGTTTCTGCGAATGCTGAGAATCTTCCCGCTTGGGTAGTCAAGCGCAGCAACATAAGGAAGGGCTATACCCGTTTCTTCCCCCGATTCATTAGTATCCTCAAATCCATCCAAATCAAGGTCAACAAGCATTTCAAGTATCGTATGCCTGTCATCGTAGTTAAACGTATTGGATTCTCCGGTAATCTCGTCGTACTTCTTGTTAATCTCGGAATAGTTAGATTCTGGCTCAGGAAGGTCTACGTCCCTGTAAAATCCATTAACCTGCATCTTGCGTATTTCATTTGTAGATTTACGCATCACATGCGTCGTTCTTTCGCATGTAGCCAGATCGCTGGCCCCGTAATTAACAACAACATCTTCTGCCGGAACAAATATAGAACAAGGCCTGCCCATATTTGGATCGTAATAAACCTTTCTGAAAGCAGACCCCGCCAAAGGCAGGGAAAACAACATTTTTTCTGTTTCAGTTCTGTATTCTGACATTTCGTATGTCAGCATATAATTCAGGTAATCTTCTACTCTCTGGGCCTGCTTCTCTTTTTCTTCTGTCAGCTTCCCGACTATTCTTGTTCTGACCGGCCCCTGTGCCGGAAACATTTCTGTAATAGATTGAGACTGAAACCGTATAACGGCCTCACTAAGCATGGGATGGAAAACGCCACACGCCCCGGCCCAAGGTGTTGTTCTTTCTTCTATCTTAAGACCAAGCTGATCGAGGCCCTTTATATAAGCCTCTTCCCAGTCTTTTCTGGAATCCCTGTCGCTGCTGTAGTCAGAAATAAGCTTGCTGCCAAGCTTTTCTAGCTCATTATCGTCAATATATTCAGTTAGATTAGAATTGAAGTCGCTATCTTCTTTTTGCGAAGAAGCAGGCTGAAAGTCAATAATCATGCCACCATCTTCTGTTTCGATGGCGACAGACTCAGGACTCTCTATCAGAATTTCCAGTTCTTCTGGTTCCTGCTCAATAGTCCCTTCAATCGGGGTGGCAGGTCTTCTTTCTATGGCCAAGCTAACTCCTTAAACTTAATTATGTCGTAGTGCATAACCGGCTCCATGTCCTGAGAATCATCCCTGTCTGACCTCCCTCCCCACCCAACGTAGAGGGGTTCTGCCGTTTCAAGGTCGATCCAGCCAAGGCAGTCAGTCCACCGGACAACCAGAAAACACGGAAGCCCCGTGACTTCTGTAAGGGTACGCGCCGACATAGCCTTGCCTGCCGATAGCATGTAAGTGTTATAGGTGCCGCTGGGTACATTCCTGCATTTGATTTCTGCAAATGCCTTGATACGAGTCCCCCTCATCAGGGAGATATCTATCGGATAGCGTGGAGGATTTCTTTTCCAGCTATCAAAATTCCATAACTCTGAAAGCTTCTCGGCAACCCGCTGTTCATTGGCAATATCCGAACTTTGCTCATATATGGGCCTGCTACTCGCAACTCCAGTCTGCATCCTAGTAATAATTTGCAATTCTGTTGTGTTCCAAGGGTTCGTCTTCTTCGTCTGAATAGAGCGAAATAAAACCCCCTTGTCGATATCTGAGCAAAGCTTGGGTACTGCTATCAACCAAGTCATCATGCTCCATGTTGGGAAACCCGGCAAATTCCTCGATAACTTCTTCTGCCCATCGTGTTTCCGGTGCCCAGATTACGCCCGAGGCAAACAGGTCAGATACCGCGTTAACCCTTGATATCTTGTCGTTTCCCCTGCTTGGCGTGTACTCCTGAACCGGAATTCCCATTTGCCTTAGCTCAAAAATTAAAGGCATACCTGCTGCTTTAGCCTCAACGATAAAGGCATCAGGGGTATATTCCCTGAACTTCTGCATCGCCTTTTTCTTAAGCTCCGGAAACTCCAGACGCTCCTTGTAAGCATCAAGCAAAATTAAGTTAGGAGCGAATTTACCTTCACCCGCATCTTCCCTGTAGAACACACCCCAAGTTGTACAGGCAGAATAGTCAGCCCTCTGGTTTTTCATAAAGGCCGTATCCCAAGACTGGATAACAAACTCGCATTCAGGAGGATTACGCCCCTCCCATGACTTCCACCAGTCTCTTTTTACCAGCGCCCCCTCTTCAGAGGTCGGGTCTTGCTGGTACTGGGCCATCCACTTGCTATTGGGAAGCTCTGCCCTTAGTGCCTTTAGTTCATCTAAGCTCCAGAATTGTGCCCATAATGGATTGCCTGAAGGCAAAATCGCAGGTAATTCAATAACTTCCCATTGATCCGCGCCTCCTCGTTTAATGCTTGAATCAACGAGTTGGCCTGTAAGGTCTTTGTTATGCCATCGGGTCATTACGACCACAATGGCTCCGTTTGGCTGTAATCGCTGTCTTGGGCCGGAGGTGTACCACTCGTATGTCCGGTTAAAGATATTGATGTCCGCGCTGGCACCCTCCTGCTCTGAATGAGGGTCATCGATAACTAATAAATCAGCACCCTTACCCGTTACAGCGCCACCCACACCAATAGCGAAGTATTCCCCGCCTTTGTTTGTGTTCCATCTTCCCGCTGCTTTGCTATCAGCCTGCAAGCTAACATGAGGAAATATTTCTTTGAAATCAACGCTGTTAACTAGGTTCCTGACCTTCCTGCCAAAACCAACCGCCAGTTCAGCGGTATGTGCGGTCTGGATAATCTTCTTGTCCGGGTATCTTCCTAGGAACCACGCGGGAAGCTCC